TAATTATTCATAAAAAAGTAATAGGGGCAAAAAATTTGGAGAATTTTTTTTCGCCCTTTTTTGGAATTAAAAGCTAATTTTGCTCAGAGGGGATTTGCATACGCAAGTGTCTCTTCATCAAGAACACCTCTACAAAGTTCAAGAACATCCATAAACTGATCCACGGTTTCACACTCCACTACCTTTTCATCACCTTGCTCAGAGTAGAGATAAAACTTCCGTGCCACGGGATCAACAACGCAGCGAGTCAGATAATCGTCTTGCATGAGGTTTGTTTGATTACTTGCATATTATACATCGGTCTGAACCCCGCGTCAACCCCTAGCATCATAGTCATATCCAGAGATTGAAAACTGCCTTGATCCACCCGGATACTCTGCTGGAGTCTCGCCTTCATATTCGACAATCAAGGGCTCCCCATCAATTCTAGACGCATGAATGGTATAAAAACAATTGATAGTTGATGCACTTCCAGATCTAATATACACTTTTCTACCCCACTCGATTTTGTCAACAATCAAATCCTGAGAAGATCCAATCTGAGTAAGAGAAACTGTAATTGACTCTGGATCAATCAAACCTACCCAATAATCAGGAAGATCAATGACATTTGTGCCGGAAAGTTTTCCTCGAACATATACACCAGCCTCTGGACCTTCTAAACAGATGTGACGAAGACGCTGACCCTCTTTGTTAGGGTGTTTGATATCAAACCCCTTCCAAGATTGCACATTAATGTTTCCTTGGAATGTTGGGAAAGTACATGTTCCTGAGCCATTAATGTTTTGATTTACTTGTAAGTTATCAATCTGGGCATTGCCATGATACCTGGGATCACAAGCATCATCTGGATACTTAGACTCATCAATATCACCCTTCCAGATATAATCGAATCTAGTGGATTTTATACCCCATCCACCTGCTTTCTCGGAGCAATCTTTTCCACTTTGCCCCGGTTGAAATTCCATTGCGTCTGACATAATTAACCTCTCTTATCGTAGTGGTATCCGGAAACTGAATATTCATCATTATTTCCTGGATAATCTGCTGGTGTCTCTCCTTCATACTCTGGAATCAATCGTTCGCCATCTGCACGAGTTCCAAAGATATGGAAATGGCAATTGATAGGCATTCCACCATTTGCCTGAAGATAGACTTTGTTATCGGTGATTCTTTTTACAATTATATTTTGGTGAGCTCCAATAGGAGTTAAACTCACTGTAATTGTTGTTGGATCAACAAGTTCTTCCCAGTATCCTGGGAGTTGAATTTCTGTTTTATTTTTTAGTTTACCTCTGTAGTAAACATCGTTTGATGGGCCTTCTGGACAAGTATGGCGAAGTCTCCATCCCCCTTTTGTTGGGTGGGGAATGTCAAAGTTCTTTTTAGCAGCAAGAATGTGACCACCACAATTTGAAATGACATGTCCTTGTGCTAGGAGATTCTGTCCTACTGCAACGTTTGCATTAGCATCGACTTGTCCCAAAAATGCTGCACTACCAGAGACTGCTAAAGAATATGGATTGTTAATGCCACTGCAAAGAGCTCCAGGAATTAATGGTGGTGGTGCTCCATGTGCGGAAGGACCAATCATGACGGTGGCGAACACTGACGGGAATTGTCCTGGACTCCCGACCAACAATGGGCCTTGATGATATGATGAGCACTTAATTTTAGACGGGCCAGCACCAAGTGCTACTGGAAGCACATTATTTTTACATACTAATTGTTGACCATCATATACGTGTGATTCATCAAATTGAAATGCCATGACTTCTCCTTATATTTGACCTGGTTTTTTATCTGGATCTGTTGCACAAGATACTCCATGAATTATGGATGATAAAATTTGTGTGCCCAGTTTACCATTTATTGTCATAAAACCAGTTGAAAGTAGTTTTAATGACTGTTTTGCATCAAGAGTGATGTTTTTTGAATCAATCTTGGCGCTTTGATTTGAACTAACCCAGAAATTACCTTCAGGATCTTTTCCTTGGGCACATATTTCTACATCGGTTCCTTCAATGCGAACTTTTCCATCTCTAGCCCTAATAATTATATCACCATTTTCAGTATTTAAAAAGATGCCGTTCTGACCCTTTGTTAAATCCTCTCCAGCGTTGACATTGACTGCTCCGGGAGCATTCACCGTAGTCCATCCCTCACGTTCACCATCTTCGGTTAAATCTATGAAATGTCTACCATCAAGACCTTGAATCTCAACACTAGAAGTTACCGCTTTATCTTTGGTAAGACCTCCGAAGGAGATAGAACCATTCATCGCTCCAATTACTTGAGTCCAAAAATTCTTCTTTTCCGCCATGAAATAATAGAGAGATTGTTAGTATTTATTAGTAACCACCATAGCCACCGCCACCTGTAGACGGTGGAGGACTTGGAGACGGTGAAGGACTCGGAGATGGTGATGGGCTTGGAGATGTAGTTGTAGTTGTAGTTGTAAAGTTTTGAGCAGGAGTTGTAGTTTGACGAGTCTCAGCTCTCTCAACCGTAGAAGTATCCGCAATGGGTTCTGTAGGTTCTGCAGTGTCCTCCACTACTTGTCTTCGTGGTTGTGCTTGCTCAGTGGCAACTGGTTGAACTTCTTTAGTTACACTTTCTTGTAGAGATTCATATACTCTAACTCCAGTATTCCTAACTCCGGCATATTTTATTCCATTATCATAAAATACATTTCCATAGTAAGGTTTTCCATCAATATATCCATTAATTGTTAGACCAACAAGATCATATACTTTAACAACATCTCCGGGGTCAGCGACCTGTGGAACTAATGGATCTCGAATAACATCAAAAACAGGAATGAATCGAGCATTGATTCCACTATCACTATCCATGAATATATCTGGCAAAGAAGTATAATTTCCTCCAGATACAACATTCACTGAATTTACTTGCCCAAATGGATCTAAATTGTATGTCAATATTGTACCATTATTGGGAGTGATTACTATCTCATCTGTAGGAGAATAATTTATACCAGGATTAGTAACTATCACATCGGTCAAAGTCACTAGCGTTGGGTATTCTGATGAGGTTCCCCCATCAGTATTTGATGGTGGTTGAGTTGATGGAAAATATCCAGATCCACCATCCGGCACGATGACAGTTTCAATTGTTCCATCAGTTGGACTCCCAGGAGGCCCAATAACCGGTATTAAAACTGCTCCGCTACCATTATTGCATGGATCTATGATACTAACACTTGGCGCAGTGACATACCCAACTCCCCTATTAACGATATCGATTGCTATGATCGTTCCATTTTGATCTATGACTGGGTTGCCTGCAGCACCGATGCCACCTCCACCAAAAAAATTAATGATCGGTGGTCCACATGGAGAT